TTGCTGTCGATGGAAGCGCAACAGTCCACAATGTGACTGCTGATATTCCAAAGGCAACTTTAACTGCTGGTCATCGGATTGTTATGCCGCTTTCTAGCGGTACAACAAAGTACGAGCGTTTTATTGGCATCATTCAAGATGTCGGTACAGCAGCTCTTACTGCTGGAGCCATTGATGCTTTCATATCGAAAGACCCAATCGGCTGGACAGCATATCCAGACGCTACTAACTAAACTGGGCAGGGGATTGGGTAACACCAATCCCCTAACCTTAACTGGAGCAACAAATGAAAGTTAAATTTAAAGAAAATTTCTTTAGCCCTGATGGGTTACTAGAGAAAGACACTGTGCATACTTTGGATGATAGCTACCTACAACCGGGCAAGCTTCCTAGAGACGCAGTAATTATGGAAGGTGTAGCAGAAGTAGCACCTGAGCCTGACCCAGAAGTACAAGCTCACGCTGTGCATAAAGGCAGAGGCAAATATGACGTTTACTTGGCAGGTAAAGTTATTGGCGATAACCTGACTAAAGCAGATGCCAAAGAAATGGTAGCTGAACATAATGGCTAAGCCGGGTTTATATTCCAACATCGCAGCCAAGCGTAAACGTATTAAGGCTGGTTCTGGTGAAAAAATGCGTAAACCGGGAAGCCCGGGTGCGCCTAAAGCTAAGAATTTTAAAGAGGCTGCTAAGACAGCTAAAGTTAACGTAAGAAAGAAGAAGGGGTAATATGGCATCACAAGTACAAATAGCTAAGTTAGCGTTACAGCACGTTGGTGATAGGTTTGACATAACGTCAATGACTGAAGTCACCCCGGAAGCTGAGCAAGTAAATCTAGTCTTTAATGATGTTAGAGACGCATTGCTGCGACAGCATCCATGGAACTTTGCAAAGAAGTTTACTAGCCCGGCTACCGTTGCAGGTACTGTCCCGGGTGGGTGGACGTTTATGTATTTGTACCCTACTGACGCTGTTAGGATATTAGGGATTACAAACCCTCTAGGAAGAAACCAGCTTCCTATAGAATTTCAAACAGCTAGAAATGCAGCTAATAATTATTGCGTTTTAACTGACGCAGAAAATGCCGAGATTATATACACGGCTAGAATAACAACTACTGAAGACTTTGACCCAGAATTTACAATGGCTCTTAGCTACCAGCTAGCAGCTAAGATGGCTATGCCATTAACAGGGGACAGAGGTATAGCTGGGGAATTAGAAAAGCTGGCTACTATAGCATGTAATAGTGCTTGGGAAACAGACAGTAGTGAAGGAATTGAACCAAGCAAGCCCGAGGCAGATTGGATAACTGCACGTCTCGGGGTGCAGACTGTAGACAGCATCTAATGGGTACTGATAATGACAAAAGTAATACAGTCTAGTTTAGCCGGGGGTGAAGTATCTGAAGCCATCGGAGCTAGGGTAGACATTGGTAAATATAAAAGCTCGCTATCTAAATGCGAAAACTTTTTTGTGCAGGTGCATGGTGGTGTTGCCACACGTCCCGGTCTTCAATTTATAGGGCAGGTAAAAGACAGCACTAAGACAGTAAGACTTATCCCTTTTGCTTTTAATACAGAACAGACGTACATCCTAGAATTTGGCGATTACTATATGCGTGTCTACAAAGATGGTGGACAAGTATTAGAAAGCGCTACCGTCAAAAACATTTCGGCTATTACTAAAGCTAACCCTACTGTTATTACTACCTCTACTACCCACGGTTTAACCACAGGTGACAGCGTGTTTTTGCAAAGCGTGGGGGGCATGACAGAAGTAACTAACAGAACTTTTCAAGTTGTTGTTTTATCCACAACTACATTTTCTCTTAAAGAACTAGAACACTCAACCACCGCAACTATTAATAGCTCAGCGTTTACGACCTATACTTCTGGCGGTACAGTGTCTAAAGTTTTTGAGTTAACCACACCTTATCCACAGGATGTTCTATACGATTTGAACTACGTTCAGTCGGCAGACACTATGACTATTGTCCATCCTCTGTACCCACCAAAAGAAATTTTTAGAACGGACCACGATGCGTGGACGTTTAACGATATTACGTTTTCTCCAGCACAGGCGTTTCCAAGAAGTGTAACTGTAACACCTAACACCACTGGTTCTGAAGAACATAAATACACAGTTACCGCTGTTAACTCTGACACATCAGAAGAGAGCCTTAGAGGGACTTCCGGGACTTTCTCTGTGCAATTCGTGACACAAGCTAACCCAGCAGTTTTAACTACGACAGCGCCACACGGTTTATCCACAGGCGATAACTTTCACCTAGAAAGTATCACAGGCATGGTTGAGCTGAACAACAGACGTTTTAGAGCTGGCACTGTTACAAGCACAACTATTGAATTAGAAGACATTAACTTTAACCAAGTGGATAGCAGTGGATACACAGGCTATGGCTCTGGGGGTAGTTTACTAATAGGTTTTATTAAAATAGCTAACGGTGCTGACCCTATAGATAACACGCTTAACTGGTCTGCTGCTGCTAATGCGGAAAGCTACAACATATACCGGGATAAGAATGGTATCTACGGTTTTATCGGAAGAACGGAAGACACTACGTTTACGGACAAGAACATGGAGCCTGACTTAGATGACACTCCACCTAAGACTAGAAACCCATTTGCAGCGACCACAGAGTACCCATCGGCTGTCGCTTACTTCCAACAGCGTAGAGTGTTTGCCAACAGTGATAAACACCCACAGCGCCTGTTTATGACACAAACAGGTAACCAGAATAACTTTGCTACTTCATCACCTGCTAGAGATGATGACGCTATTATAGCGACCATTGCTAGCACTAAGGTAAACGAGATTAGACATCTGGTCCCTATGTCGGACATGGTGGTACTAACATCAGGGGGCGAATGGCTGGTAGAGGGTATCGACAATGTGATTACACCATCAGGCATTCAAATTACGCCACAGTCATTCTTTGGCGCTACTAAACTGCCGCCATTGCTCTCTGGTGACGTTGCACTATTTGTGCAGCCCGGGCAGAACGTCAGAGATTTGGGGTACAGATATGAAGTCGACAGCTACAGTGGTAATGACGTGTCTATTCTTGCTAGGCATTTATTGGACTATAACACTCTCGTAGATTGGACATATGCCCCAGCGCCTTATTCTATTGTGTGGTGCGTCCGTGATGACGGGCTAATGTTAGGACTAACGTACCTTAGAGAACAGGAAGTTTTTGCATGGCACAGGCACACAACAAAAGGAAAATTTAAATCAGTAGCTTCTATTAAAGAGAACGATATAGATGCGACTTACTGTTTAGTTGAGCGTGTTATAAACGGGGACACAGTACGTTATATTGAACGCTTTAAAGAGCGAGACTTTAAAACTATACAAGATGCATTTTTTGTTGACGCTGGTTCTACTTACGATAGCCCTGTAACTATAACTAATTATACACAAGCAAACCCGGTAGTAATAACTACTGGCTCAGCGCATGGACTTACTAATGGTGACACTGTTGATATTTGGGATGTATACAAACACGACCCCACAACCACGGAAGGTTTTTCATTATCTGATGAGCTTCAAGGTAACGGCTATACTTGTGCTAATGTTACTAGCACTACTTTTGAGCTACAACTTAATGGTGCTAATGTAAATGGAACTGCATTTTCTGAGTACCACAACGGTGGCACAGCTAGAAAAGCTATAACTACTATTTCTGGATTATGGCACTTAGAAGGCGAGACTATTACTGGTGTTGCTAACGGGTATGTTATGCCACCCAAGACCGTTACTAATGGTTCCATAACTTTAACATCACCAGCTAGCCGTATCCATCTTGGCATAGGTTACGTTGCCGAAGTAGAGACCCTGCGATTAAATGTAGCAGGTGCGGAAGGCGCTAGCGCTATTCAAGGCGCAGCTAAAAAGATAGGCAGGTTAACTGTCCGAGCTGAAAGAAGCCTCGGTATGTATGCTGGACCTGACCGACAACATTTAAAAGAAGCCAAGTTTGGTATGCCAGCGCTGTACGGACAGCCGCTAGCAATGCTGCAAGGCGATAAAGACTTAACACTATCACCGTCATGGAATAAAGACGGGCGAGTAATTATACAGCAGAGAGACCCTCTGCCTTTGACTATTCTTTCCATTATTCCTGACGTAGTACCGGGAGGAAATTAATGGTAACGATACAAGAAGAAGATTTTAAAGATTTTGTCAAAGAAGTAGGACCATTGCTACAAAAGCACTGGGAAGAGATTGCCTTAGACAAAGCAAAAATAGACTTACAGCCTGACTGGGCTGTTTATGACATTTTGTATGATAACGATAAAATGCACGTCACTACCGCAAGGGACGGGACAAAATTAGTAGGCTATGCTATCTTCATACTAACTAACGCACTTCATTATAAGCAATTATCAATCGCTGATGGTGATGTGTTTTGGTTGGACCCGGACTACCGTAAAGGTTTAACCGGGTACAAACTACTAAAAAAGTCAGAGGGTTTTTTGGGAACACGGGGCGTACAAAAAATATTTAACAAGGTTAAACTGCACAAAGATGTCGGTAAGGTCTTTGAGCGTCTTGGGTACACTCCTATTGAACGTGTGTATGCGAAAGGGGTTAGTTAATGGCGATTACGGCAGCAGTCGCAACTGTAGCTAGCGCAGCGGTTAGTACCTATAGCACTTATCAGCAAACTAAAGCTGCTAAGTCACAGGCTAACTATCAGTCTGCTATTGCCCGTAATAATGTAATTATTGCACAGCACAATCAGCAACGGATTAGAGAACAAGCAGCCGAAGCTGAGACGGACCAAAGACGCAGAACTATGCAGATGAAAGGGTCTGTTAGAGCCGGGGCTGCTGCCCAAGGTCTTCTAGTAGATGACACATCAGACAGCAGCGTACAGGGTATTTTAGCAGACGTTAATGCTGAGGGTATGTACGACATTTTAAAAATACGGGACACCCGAGATAACGAAATTAGAAACTCTAAAATACAAGGTATGGAGTACCAAGCTAAAGCTGACTTATTTAAAAACAAAGCAGATAACTACAACCCGAACATGGCTGCTGCTGGAACCTTACTAGGCGCTACAAGCGATGTTTATGGTGCTGGTCAAAATGCGAAGTGGTGGAGCTGATGGCACGAATACCTACAGTAGGCTCACAAGGAGCTAAAGCATACAAAAACGTAGCCGGGTCAGACGGTCAGACACGTTTTATGAATGTGGCGCAAGTTGATACCTCAGCCGGGTCAAGACAACAGGGTGAGATATGGTCTAATGCGCTTTCTAAAGTAGCTGACAGCGCTACTAAGTGGCAAGAAGGTGAAGACACTCGCAAACTTGTAGAGTACGAAGGCAAGTTAAATAAACTAAATTCATACTTATTGGAAGACCCAGACTTTGGTGGTTTAGGTACTTTAAGTGGAGAAGACGCACTAAAGAAGATTAATGGTGGCTGGTCCCGTGAATTAGACCAACAAGGCAAGAACGGAGTAGAAGCTACTAAGTACGCCATGTCTGTGGACGAGTTTACAAAGGCTGGTTTTACATATGACAACAATAAAAGCCTAACTGAGAATTACCAAGAGAACGTCAAACGATTACAAGAAACAGCAAGTAAAGATATGGCTCTGTCAGGGTCAGACGCTCTTAATCAGTATACTGAAAAATTCACAAACAACTTTGTGTCGAATGTTAATAAATTCCAAGATGTAGCCTACAAAGCAAAAAATGAATTAATCTTTACTGGCAGAATGGCTGAGCATATTGATAAGGGTACTTTGCAATGGCATAACGGTGTAGCTCTAGACGCTACGCTGTCAAATGTTGAAACACTGGTAAGAAATAAAGATATCGGTATTGCTGCTCAAAAAGGTGTTACAGACAAAGACACTATAACAAAATTAGTAAATGAAAATAAAGCTGCTGTAATAGATGCTGCTATTCAGCAAGCTATGGCAACAGGTAACACGCAAGCTGCTAAAGACTTATTGAAAAAGTATAGCGGTGCTGGCAACCCAATTAATGGTGAGCAGCTAACTAAACTTACTAAGTTAGTAAAAGACAGCTCTATCCAAGTAGACGGAGCAAACGCTGTTAATGCCCTTCTTGCTGAGAAGGGACCGGGTGACACATCTAAATAC